GTCATTGCAACTTCTGCCAATTTGGCCTTTACCTCATCTTTAGGATACATTTCCTTTATTTCTTCCCATTCATTTGGAGGAATATGTAGATAATCTAAAGTAGAATTACCTTTTTTATATTTCTCAAATATATCTTCTCCTGTGTTCATGTTTTATGTTTTAAAATAACAATCTTAGTTAATTTTAGATATGTGTCCAAGTTCTGTTATTAACTATTTCATCAATATTCCATTTACTAACTTTATAATTACGTGCAATCACATTTGTAGAAAATCCTTGTTTATAAAGTTTTCGTATTTCCAAAACTTGTTCATTAGTAAGTTTTGATTTAGGATGCGATTCTCCTCGTAATCTCATTATTTGTTTTGAATATCCCTTTCCATACAAGTACTCATATGGTCTGCCCAATGTAGTATGTACTGTATGTTCGAACGTAGTGTATTATCTGGGTTATAAGTTTTCAGATATTTGATATTTGCATCATCATACATACCATCAGTTAATCTGATTCCAAACCATTCGTTGCTTGTATGTGATAATCCATAATCACTTAACGTTAGAAATGTTCTATCCGTTAAATCCATGAATGGTAACTCTGGATTGTTTGTGTAAATCTTTCCTTGATTTTTAACGTGCCATTCGGAAGGATTTGGTAAGTAATTAAGTACTCCTTTTTTACCAAGTTTTCCTAAATCATGATGGAATGCCGCGAATAATAATTCATCGCGTGTGAAATTAAGAGTTCCACCCACATCTTCATATAGTTTCATCATTCTGATTGAGTTGTTAACTACATTCATAATATGGTCTATATATCCACCATCATATGCGTTGTGATAACCTATGTTACCACTCGCAGGTTGAAGCATTAGATTTGGTCCAAGTTCCTCCATACTGTACATATGTAGTAACTTTTCCAATCGTTCTCCTTCAAATAAACTGTTTACTGCTCCGATGAATTTATTATAATTCTCTTCGAGTTGTTTGTTTGTATATTTTTTCATGTAACCTATTTTTATGTTTTATTGTTTTACTTTTTAATCTATTCTTTCAATCTTACAATTAACTTCACACATATTTGATGAAATTGGGTGTAAAATAGAAAAATTCATTGCTGATTTTAAACCATTTGATAATCCATAGTTTTTATCAACAAAATATACCGTTTGTGTACCATCTTGGTTTGTTAACTGTTTACTTAATTTTTTAGGAACTTGAGGGATACCAACAACTGGTTTATCCACCTCTTCGCCCTTCATGAATACTTTTATGCTCGCTGCCATGTATTATGTTTATGTTTATATATTACAAATATACGAAATTTATTTGATATAACCAAATATTTTGCTATATATTTTCATTTAAAGCGTTTATATACGCCATTTCGGATTGTACTCCTGTGAATCTTTGTACTTCTTCACCATTTTTCTCAATAATAACAGTTGGTACAGAACGTACATGGTACTTCTGTGCTACTTCATATTGAACTTCGATATCTATATCTTCAAAATTTACATTATTAAACTTTGATTTTACATTTTCCATTAAAGGTGTTAGAACCTTACACGGTCCACACCAATCAGCATAAAACTTTTTTACTTGTATCATATTATCGTTTTTATTAAATTAATTTTTCTACTTTTATTATTGTTATCTATATATTTTTTTTGTAAATTTTCATCCACATCGATATCAAGATAGTTACTCAATCGGATGAGTCCATTGTTTAGATATATTTCTTCATACGTGAATAATGGTATGTTATATTTTTCTGATAACTGCGTTAGTGCCGTTCCGTGTTCTTTAAAATGATACATACATTCATTTACCAATTCCGTATCAATATTCCCGTATGGTTCTCTTATATGATATTTAGAAAAGTCACTACCGTATTTAGATTTTTTAAATGCCAATGATTCCGACTGTTCTAATTTATTTTTTCTATCCAATAAAATTACCTTATCAGATTTTAGTATAATTTGTTCCCCGAAATCAAATAAAGAATCGTATCCCTTTGCCTGTTGGTGAATTAGTATTTTGTAAAACACATCATCTTCCAGACTTGATATTTCTCTCTCTTTGAGAAACGGCATTGTTTTTAATTCTAAACCAAATATCTTTGAAAGATATAGTGATAAATTAGTTGAACCACTTCTCGATGTACATAATATACTAACCATCGCAACTTACACATTCGATATCCATTGCTCTCGATGCAATATCACCCCTAAGAACTGATTCGGTTCTCATGTAGTATAGTGTTTTAATACCCTGTTTCCAAGCTTCCATTGTTACTTGGTTAATCCACTTAGGTGATACCACCGATGGAAATGCCAAATTCAATGAAACTCCTTGGTCAATGTATTGTTGTCTTACACCTGCTTGTTTAACCAAATCCATTTGGTTGATTTCTTTGAATGTTCTGAATACATCTTTAACTGGATATGATTTCTGAGAATCTTCTGGTGATACATCTGCACATAATACCATTTTACTATTCAAGAAACACCAATTATCCAATTCAGGTACATCTTGTACTGAACCTTCATCACTTAATATTTTATCCCATGTATCTTTATTATTGATACCAGCTTTTCTTAATACTTTTTCTAATTCACTATTTCTTCTAATGAAAGTACCCTTTGATGTTTGTTCGGTGAATACGTTTGCTGCCCATGGCTCGATACCAGGTGAAACGTTACCACTTAATTTAGAGTTGGATACTGTTGGAGCAATTGCTCTTAAATGAGTATTTCTCATACCAGATTCTCTACACCACAATGGTTCACCAAATTCTTCGGCCATATCTCTACTCGCTCTTTCTGATTCTATCTTTAACTGAGAGAAAATCTTACGAGTTTCAAATTGTGCCTCCATTCCTTCAAACGGAATTCCTCTTTGTTGTAAATACGTGTGCCATCCCAATACACCCAATCCTAATGCTCTACCTTTTTCAGCAGATGCAACTGAATGTTCGAATCCTTTTAAATTCTTAGCTTTTTGAATGAATTCCGAAAGAACACCATCTAAAAATATAGTTGCTGTGTAAACTAAATCAGTATCTTTCCACTCATCGTATTTAGATAAGTTTAATGAAGATAAACAACACACAAATGAATGATTCTCATCGGTATGTAATGTAATTTCAGAACATATGTTAGTCATATGTACTTTTAATCCGTTTTTCTTGTATGCATCTGGGTTTGCTTTGTTAACATTCCCTTTATACATAATATATGGTTCTCCTGTTGCTTTTCGTTTCTGAAGTAACTTACCCCATTTTCTACGAGCAGATTCATTACCATCTTGTAGTTTTCTCATAAACTTATCACCCACAACTGCACATTGATGAAGATTTAATGATTGTCTGTTTACATCACCTTTAGGTTCTCTAATTTCTAACCATTCTTCAAAATCTTTATGTTCTATGTTTAAGTTTACCGATGCTGCTCCCCTTCGTACCGAACCTTGATTGGTAGCAAGAATTGTAGAATCATATATCTTAGCAAATGGTATTACACCATCAGATGTTCCATTGCCTGTAATGATTGAACCAGCTGGTCTGATTTGGTTGATTCCGATTCCAACACCTCCACCGTGTTTTGCCAATAACATTAATTCTAAGTTCTTATTACCGATATCAAATATTGAATCGGCCACATCTATACCAAAACAAGAAATTGGTAAACCTCTATCAGTACCAGTATTTGATAATACAGGTGTTGCTAAGTTTAACCAACCTTTCCAAATGTAATCAAAGAATTTACTTGCCAATTGTGGTTTGTTTAATCTCTGTGCTACTTTTGTTGCAACTCTCCAATATGCATCTTTTGGTTTCTCACCAGCAAGTAAATAACCCTTAGATATCGTTTTTACATATATCTCAGTATTACCCCATGATGGGAAATCTACATCAAGTTCCCAACCCAACTCTTCACCGTAATTTTTAGCCATTTCTTCTTTTCTTTATTATATTGTACTTAATTTTTTATATGAGGATTTTTCTTGGTCTGTGTTCGTAGTTTCCATATAACTCCTCATCTTTTTTTATATCTACTAACGATGTTCCACTCCAACTATCAACATTTCCATTTTCTCCCTTTGTATTTAACAAACTCAATGGTTCTGTAAATAGAAAGTTGGTATCTTTTACTAATTTGAAATTGATATACGAATCATCATTTTCTATTTTTGATCCATATGAACGAAGTACATATTCCAATACTTCTTTTGGTAATAATTTAGCTTCACCAAATTTTATTTTATAATTTCCAGTTTCACCATTCCATTTAGAGAAAAGAGTTTCACCTTTTTTTATATCAATCAATGCAAATAATCCAATACCGTGTACGGTGCTCGGTCTTTGGTATGATTTAATACTCGTATTTAAATATTCAAATGGTGTCATATTTTTAAAATAAATCTCCCCAATCTTCTCCCTCATTTGCCTTACTATAATCAGTAGGTCTAATAGCGAAGAAATCTGTATGGGTTAATCCACCAGTTAAGTGGTAGAACCAATCTAATTCAGCTGCTGAGTTTTTATCATATTCAAAGTAATCTTCAGAACCCTTAGTTGGAACATATCCCAACTCGTGTAATTTCTCATTTACTCTCTTTATAATAAAATTCTTTAAGTCTTTCTTTTTAAGGTTTTCCAAATCACCCTGTTCGAACATCATATCAATGAAATCATGTTCCAACTTAATAATAAGTTTTGCTGCTTCGTAGATGCCTTCTTTGGCATCATCCAACAGTTCTGGGAATTCTTCACACATGTGTCTGAATAGTTGACATCCCATTTTAGAATGTAGTGATTCATCACGTACACTCCATTTCATTTGTTGTCCAACACCTTTCAACATATTTCTCATTTGAAATGAGTACAATACAGCAAATGATGAATACAACGATACTCCTTCAGAGAATGCCGAGAATATTGCTAATGAACGTCCAACTTCTTTTCTTGCAATAGGATTTGTTGCCAAATCGGTATGTTTCCAATCATTGGTTGTTGAAGTTAGGAGTTCAAACTTCGCAGCAGTTGCAGGTTCGTGCAAAAACGCTGAGAAGTCATCCAATCCTAAAGTTTCATTTAAGTATGAATATGCAATTGCATGTATTGTTTCTTGTGAACCAAACATCATTGCCATCTGTTTTATTTCGTGTTTAGGAAACCAATTGGTAACCATATTAGTCCAATAATCAGATACTGCACATTCTGTTTGAGCAAATCCCAATAAGATATTACCTACTAAATTCTTTTCAGACGGAGTAAGTACTTCGTTCCAATCCTTTACATCACCTTGCATTGATATCTCAGTATGAAGCCAAAAAGCTTGTGCCTGTTTCAACCAACCTTCGGTATAATAAACTGGGTATTCAAATGGTTTAAAAGGTATTCTTTCTTGAAAAAGTTTGCTCATAGTTTATCGTATTACTTGTTTTCTTCTACTGATACTTTTCTGTAATCCGTTACAAGTTTTTTGATTTCACCGATTGCTTTTCTAGCTCTTGATGCAGATGCTTTTGAACTTCCATTGTGTTCTGCTTCGAATTGAGTATATAACT